GCTTTAATCTCAGAAACTTCTTTCTGAATTGGAGCAAGCATTGCTGCAACAGCAGCAGTCTGATTAGCATTATCAATCTGATTTCTCAAAGCTGAATTAACAGCTGTAAGGGAATCGATCTTATCGGTCATCTCACGCTCTCTAACTTCACAGAATTCACGAGTCATATCATCGTGGAAAGAGTTAATAGCAGCTGTAAGAGCAGCTGTATTTCTATCTGCTTGAGAACCTAATTGATTAGTTTGCTCTATTGTACGAATTTGTGCCTGATAACCTTGCTCTGTAGTAAGAAGTCTATTCTCGCAGCAACATTCCTGTAATTTTGCAACTATAGAAGCGTCCCCTGAAAGAATTGCATTCTGGACCTGAAGCCCAGAAAGGCCTACTTGTGAACCAACATTCTGAATTGCTAAACGAGCATCACTAATTGCGGAACTAATAGTTTCATAATTCATACCTAATGTCGAAGCTAATTGCCGAACATCAGCATCTGTACCATTAATTGCCTGTAATACAACATCTCTATTGCTATCAGAATTTACAAGATTACCAACTCCGCCACCAAAACCGTTGCCGAAGCCACCAAATCCACCAAATCCACCAAATGCTAAACCAAGAAGGAATCCGACGATACCGCCGCCCCATCCACCAAAGCCATTGCCCCAGCCGTTATTTCCATTAAGAGCATAAGCTAAAGGTAGTGAATTAGCATCGTTTCCAAATACATAAGTTTTTTCTTCTGCCATTTTGTTTAAATTTAAATGTTAATAAATTATACCTTGTTGATCAACGATGCAAAGATACAACATGAAATGGCTGAAAACACAACGATGCTAATACAAAATAAAAATCCCCGTAACTTGTTAAGTTACAGGGATTTTCAAAAATTTATATTTAGTTACTCATTACTAATAGAGTAATTAAACATTGAATTATATTATAGTTCCAATCTTTTTAATTCTGTTATATTATAATTACCAGGAGTTCTAATTTTAGCACCTTTGTACATAACTTCATTTCCCAAATTATCTAGATGTTTATATAATAACTTAATAAAGTCTGCATAATTTAAAGATTCTGGCATAAATATTAAAATTTTATCCGATTCTTCAAGATAATCATTTTCAGTTTCACAAATTTTTATATTATCTAATAAAACATCTAAAAGTTTTTCATAAAAATTAAGCCGTTTATTTAGCATTGCAAAGTTTATACAATAAATTTGAGAATGACGTAATGTTTCTTCTGTTTGTTGAGATTCTTTTATTATACCATGTAAAAATGTATCTTTTGAAAGTGGTATTATTTGTCTAATTCAATAATTATTTATAGCACCTCACATTCATAAACAAGTTTCGTCACTTGTTGGTACAATATCATATCAGTTATATACAATTTCTTCAGTAATATTATTAAAAAAATTAGCTGGGTATAAAACACCACCAAGTCCATTTGAAGGCTTTGCTGTCAAAAATTTAGTTCCTATTATATCATTATGACGAATTGATGTAGTATTAAAAAATCTTAATCTCAATCCAGAATTAATAAAATGAGGAATGTGTCTAGCAAGAATCTCATTAGGATAGTTTTTTCTATATGATAAAAATATTTCCAAGAAATCATCAGCGTCTCTTAATATATCATCGTCTATAACTAATATATCATGTCGTTTATAAATTTCACAAACTGGAAAAAACTTTTTAAAACTTCTTATATTTTTATTTATTCATAAAACTTCAATGTCATTTTCTTTATAAAAGTTAAATATATTTTGAAATTTAGCTTTAGTTTCTTCTGGAAATTCTAAAGTACATAATGTTATTACAAAGTGAACATTTTTATCCATCTTTCACTGCAATATTGATTTTCAAACTTGAATTTGATATTGCATTCTTGCAGGATAAGTTGTCATTGATACAATTAGCGTTTCATTATTCATATTTTCTATTTACATTTCCAAGCTTATCTGCTCATTTTTCTCAAGGTTGATTATAGTATCATTTAGAGGATTTTGTATAAGATCAGCCTCTCGATGGAGTATGAAATTTGTTATCATATATATTTCCACATAGTGATAGAAAGCCTATTATAAATAAATAAAGTGGTCCAAGTATTCTTGATTGTATAGAATGGCCATATTCATGTTTCATACCATCTTCCCGGTCATCCCTATTCATTATGATATAGTTTCCTAATGATATTCCTGATGGCATCTCATTCGTAAAATAAAACGTTCTTCCATTTAATTTATGATATATTTTTTCATGTTTATATCATAAAAGCAATATAAGTCCCAAGATGTTTTGAGGTAACTGCCAAATATATAGTAAAAGCTCTTTCATTATTTAATAAACAATCAAGCTATTCATCCAAATAGTGTATAAAAAATCTTTTCATATCATTCTAAAGGATAATTTATATCAACGTCTTTAGTATGTTCTCTTTTAATATGCAATCTATATATAAAATTATGAAAAGCTCATTCTTTTATCATAGAGCAAAAAGATCTATTTCAAACACTGCTATCCAAATTTTCTTTTTTAATTTGTTCTAATGTGTTTCTAAAATCTCTTTTAGATATTTGCCAAGAATCAAATATTTTTAAATTATTTTGGGATATTATATAGTTAATCATTACTATTGTTATGTGCCAGTCTATAAAAAAATTCACTATTTCTTCCGAAACCTTTTTCTAAAAAGAATACATTAGCGTTTTGTTTTCATCTAATATAATCAAACGATAGCTGATCTCTATGAGATCCTTCTAATACTTCTATTCATCAATCGTTCATAAAATGCACACATTCTGGTTCATTATGCTTTCTAATAAGAATATTTGTTTCTGCAAGTCCATAATTACTTGGAAACCCACAATTTTTATATTTCAACATTTGTTTAAACATGACTTCATCAAAATCCTTTGAACACTTTTTGCACATTTCCGCTTCTTTATATAAACAAGTTCTTTTAGGATGAGTTGGGACAGCTATTGTGCTTTCGTATTTTAACAGTATTCCAGGATTTTTTAATATTTTCTCACATCCATCTATTCATATAGATGTATTATATTCAGAAAGAATTTTATGTGCATTTATTTTAATATAACGAGCCTTTTTAACATTAGAAAGCGCGTCTGTTTCTTTTGGCATTGGGCGCCATTGTCATGTATTTGATTTAAAAGGTTTATCTGAAAAACATATCATATCAAATCCGCAAAAACAATTATTATACTCGATTATATTATCATATTCTCCAACAATACAAGTATAAATGCAAGCTTTATTATTTGACATATATTTATTTATATAAATCGTGATGTTCTTCTAGTCAGTCTTCTGGTTTTAATTTTCCCTTTTCAGCTCAATGATCCCAACTCGCGTGACCATAGTGTTCTGCATATTCATGCCAATCAAATGATTGATATACAGCAAAATATTGTGTTTTAACAATAAGTGCCAACAAGCCTCCTGTATCAAATGCATATTCTGACATTGGTGTCACATCAATAAAACAATCCGGATAATGATAATGAAGGCCACATTGTTTCATATATGGAAAATTTAAAAAACACAAGAGTGGTAGTAATCTAATTCTTTTATATATTGCATCTGCATACGTCATAGTTCCGCCTACAAGATTATAATCATTAAAAAGAACCGAAATATCTTTTTTTAATAATATATCGGAATCCATAAGTATTACAGGAACATCTAACATATCCATACATTTTTGTACAGACAAAGAGTGTTTAAATGAACCATAATTACTTTTTGAACATTTTTCTTTAAATGGCATTTTCTCTATTTCTGCATCAAAGTTTATAAGCTGCCCTTTTGTGTTATCAAAATACGTTATGTTATCCTGTCGATAAGTGAACGGATGTTTGTCGCTATTATCGAAAATAAAAATATTGCATTCTGGGACTCATTTGTTTATGCTTCCAATAAGAGCTTTGGTCAAGTCTGGAGTATTATAATGTATAATAAGAATATTTACTTGTACAGGATTCAGCCTTTTCATATCTGGATTATACTTCCAAAAAGTATTTATGTTTCTTCTACTATTTAAAGAAGGCCGATCTTTTATTCGAATCTCTCAATCTTCATATGACCTAGTTACAAAATGATCAACTCATGCTATTTTATATAAAGCTTTACTATTTGCACTAAATGTCATTATCTGTTCATCTACATCTACTCCAGATTCTCATTGATGTATATTTTTTAATACGCCACTTGGCTTTTTTATATTGATTGCAAGTTTTGTTTGTGCTTTTCCCATGCTAAAAACAGCAGAATCGTTTGCATATAATTCATACTGTGTTCCACTTTCACGTTTATAATGTCCATTTGCATTATAACATTTTCAATAAAGATGTACTGCAGGATAGTCTTTATAACGATTTGCAAATTCAATCAATGGTATTTCTAAATGAAGGTACTCATCAATATCTAAATCAAATCCTCAATCTATGTTGTTTTCTGGAGCATATTTCTGAACAAATCAGTTAACCATATATCTTTGCCTTACAGGACTTAACATTTGAGAACCAGAGAATATATCAGTACTCGGAATTAATTCTACATTATCATATTTATCTACAATTTTTTTATGTGAACGCGAACCAGTATCTTCAATAAGAATAATTTTTTGTATTCCTAAATTTGTATGATACTGAATTCATTCATCAAGATATAATTGTTCATTCTTAATAAGTGCGAATAAACAAAACATAGGTTCTGTGTTAATTATCATCATACTTTTCATTAATTGCTGAATTAAGTCATATACGTCCTAATTCCGATGTTCGTTTAATTGTATTGTTTATAACATTTCAGTCTGAATGAAATATTTCTCCTGAAATAATGCTTATACCAAGTTGCCGAGATAACGATTGTATTCTAATATTCCCGCCATTACGTGCAATTCAGACAAATGGCTTATTAAAAATAAGACACATGCATACACCATGAAAAGAATCCGTTACTATAAATTTGGCATGTGCAAAATATCAAAGAAATTGCTCAATAGAAGGTCTGATGAGAAATTCTGAATGGCGTTCTATTATTTTTTTATTTGAACTAATGTGTCCGTCCGAAATCATTACTAGTTCAGAATTAGGAATATTTTTTTCAGATATAATAGATCTGGCATCTTTTAATTTTTTTATATCTACTAAATACGCAAGAGTAAAACCTTTTTCCAAATTACATTCTATATTTTCTGCCAATTTTAAATAATCTTGGCTGTTAAGCATAAATATTGGATCAATTACATGATTACATGGGATTCCATTTGATTTTAAAAAATTACAAGCCCAGTCTTCTCTTACTGATACTTTATCGAAAGATCTAATCATATCTAAAACATAAGGCATTCGTTCTTTATCACATATTTGTTCAACTTTATCTGTTCCAAAACTTGTAGCGTACGCAATTTTTCTTTTATTTGGTTCAAGAAAATTTAAATAAAATGTATCTCTTGCTCAACGATATTGCTTATCTTTTCAGATCATATCACTTCCAAGTACAAAAGTATCAGCAAGTTTATTGTATTCAGTAAATCTTTCATATGGTAGTCTTTCTGCCATTTTAAAGTTTTGTGCAAAAAACTTTACAGATGGTGAGTTCTCGTTAAACGCATTAATGTTTGTGTCTTCTTCTGTTACAGAAAGACTACGAGGTATAATCGTTAAATCATAGCCTAAATTTTCAATCACTTTACCGAGAGCATAATACGTTAAACATCCACCATAATTTTCATTTTCGGTATGCCCATATAAACCTATTTTCATATTAAATCTCCCATTCTATTTTTTGCACTAACCCAAGAAAAATCTATTTTTTCAAAAAGAGACGATTCTTTCTCTAAATCATCAATAAATGTTAGCGCTTTTTCATTGTTAAACATAACAAATGAAGGAACAATTCCGTTATAGCAGAATTGGCTCTTGTCTTCGTCTTTTTTACATACTCATAAATCTCCAACTGTTATATCTCCAGTCATCTGAGATTTTGGATATTTACATTTTATACAGCACTCATTTGTAGCTGTATGGTTATTAAATCCTCTATATATATCATTTCTATGAGCCACTTCGGAAAAAGTCCTTCGTGAACCAATGAACGACACGCAGAACTGTCTTGGATTGATATTGCCTTTATCGATGAAACACACATTTTTTATATCTTCTGTTTGAAAATTATTGCACAAATATTCTCTAAATTTCTTTGGTGAAGACACACTGTTACACCAAAGATTTATTGTTAAAAGATTGTCATAATCTTTTCTTAAAAAAGATTTTAATCCTTCTACTTGACATGGTAGTCCAACAAATAAAACAGGAGTTCCTTTATCTAAAAGCATTTTAATATCATTAAAAATACTTCCAACAAATGCTTGCACATATTTACTTTTTCTAAAAGTTGCCGACTCTTGTTTATTTCATGCCAATTTAAATTCAAATCTTATAAGATCCTTATTATATTCTACTCCGGCAACAACTCCTCCTAAATTAAAGATTAAATCTTCAAAAACAGGTATTATACCTCCAGATTGAGATTGCATATGATATTTAGTCCTAACCATGTAAACATCTTCTGTTGGCATAAGTGGTTTTAATTCTTTATTTTGCGGACAAATCTTTTCACATAATCCACAATTAAGACATCTGTCAGATTTGAAATATATATAAAAATCCTCTTTATCAATATCAATTGCATCATATGGACAAACTGTTTTACAAGCACTACATCCAGTACAAAATTCTGTTAGCTGCATATCTGATAAGCGTATTACATGATTAAGCGTTAAGCTGTTATAGTAAACGTATAAGTAGTCCCGGACTTGGTGACAGAGCCGTCGGAGATGACACTTGCGGCCTTCAGTGCGTTCAGCAGGTTTGTGAAGGACTGGGTGAGGTCGGAGATAACTCCGGCAGCATCGAGCGGGTACTTCACTACACCGACGAACGGCGCGACGATGGTATCTGATAGGATTTCCTCTGTGCCCCCTTCGTAGACCGGGTAGGAGTTCGGGATTTCGCTCACGAGGTCGTATTCGACTGGAGTTGCGAGTTCGTAGTAGAGTTTGATGCCTGTATTATTAGACTTGAACTGTTCTACATTTGAAGATACAGAATCGTTAAAATACATCTTTAAACTGGAACTGTCAAACTTATACTGTTTATCTAGCAATGTTGAGTACGAAACAGATCTTGGTTTCTGTTCGTATTTTACATTGATGGCATTTACTAATCTATAAACACCAAGGTCTTTTGCTGGTAATGTTGTACTAGATCTAAATACTGTTCCTGATAGCAATTCATAATCCAACGTTCCCAAATCCACTTCTCCAAATCTTTTAATGAATTTATAATTACCTAACTCATCATAGATAGTTCCAACTGACTTAAGACCTCCAGTAATTTCGATTACTCCATTATCTCCATAAGGTTCATACTGACCATTAAAAGCTGGATCGGAGAGGTTGATACAGATGTCGTTCTTGTAGGTGGTGCTGTAACTTGTATAAAGCTCAAATTTTACGAAAGCGGTATCTGATGGCATAGTTATGATATGGTTCGCATAGCCCCAGTGACCATAATCCATGGCATAACCAACATACCCAATGAACTCCTTATTGCTATTGAAAGTAGATATTCGAAAACCTTGTGAGATATAATTTTTTACGCAAAAATAGTAATCTAATCCTCCTAAAACAGGAATATAGTTTTTCGATTTGAAATAAGTTTCTACTTCTCACTCTTCATCCCATATATTGTGACTCTTGACCTTAATACTATTTAATCCAATATTAACTTCATTTGATATATACTGCTTATACTGACCATTTAGTTCAGAATTAAATATATTAAGACATACATTAGTCATTTCGGTAGTTGCAGTTACTCCACCACTATTATAACCTATATAAATATAGCAATCTTGATTAAAAGTTACTGGGGTATTATAAACAGTATTATTACTACCATCTAACCAATAATGATTAGTGGGATGATAATAAGGATTTCCATATGGCACTTGTTTAAAAGCTTTCTGAGTAATTTCATTCCCTTCTAAATCAAATATCTTATAGGCATGCCTCCAGTTAGTGACACTCAATGCATCATGGTGAATATAATATTGAATTCCCCCACGCACTTTAGTATAAATAGCCTTATCAAATGCAGGAAATGAATGAGAGACTAAGTTAATTGGTTCAGATACTAACTGATTAAATCCGATTACTTTTATAATATCAGCTGCATTATTAATTAATTCCCCACTATTATATTCATAATATTGGTCATGATACATCGCTTGGAACTCTTCCACCGTAGAAGGCTCGTTGCCTGCTCCGAACATAAGGGTGAGGTCGATAGTCTGTGGGTAGAACTTCAAGTTGGATACGGTAGTGCCTGAGGTAACTCTAACAAACAATGTCATTGTGTCACTTGTAGCAGTTACTATCAAACCTCCGCCGACTTCAAAGTAGGTAGATTCGCCCACGACAAATCTTATGTGATAGGTACTATCGCTCCCCCCTGCAGGACATCCGGACACAAGATATTTATGACCGCTAACTATTGGAATGACCACGCCGCAATAGGAGTTCGCTGTTGCCGTACCGTTTACAGTAAAAGAGCCATTGTTGTTGTTCGTAATTGTTATGCCGGAGACTGTTGGTGTATCAAATTCCGCGTAGTTCGCCAGTTGGTTCCACACCAGGCTCTTCCCCTTGATTATATCGAGCACGGCCTTGCCGGAAGGACTGGAGGTTTGCTTGTAAAGGAACTCCACATCTTCTGATGCCTTGTTAACGAGGTCTCCGGATCGCATTTCAGGGTAATCCCCGTCAGTGTTGGCTTTTTCATCAACAGCTTCTTGGAGCTCTTCACGCTGGACGAAATCATCCTTCCAGAAATGTGCTTTGGCATAGCTCCAGTCATTCTCGTTAATATTTGTTATTAGAATGTGATAAGGACCAGCTGATCCTTCCAACTCAAATTCTAACAGATTTCTGCTATAGCCAGAAGGAAGATAATAAAGGTCTCCTTCAGTGTCATCTTCTCTCCAGAGATGCAGAATAAAACCGACATTCGGGTTAAACGCTGTCTCCGGAGTTATCCCCAGAGCGGCAAGATGGTTTTCGTCTGCAGGAGTTCCGTTCTTTCCCTGTTCGACAATGGCCATAAATAGTTCATACTGGCTGTTACGAGGGACACCGTTATAGGTAACGGGGAACACCTCAGGCTGCTCGGCTTCCGGCCCCCAGATGTCATACACAACCGGTTTCTCCACCTTCGTTGCGAGCAGAGCATCCGCCTGCGCCTTCGTGTAGACATCAGACGCGTTCGCCTTTGCACGAACCTGTCCAGGCGTGATCCCTGAGCCCTCGATGTACCCGCCCTCGTTATACACAGGTATCTGACCGTCATAGGTCGGGTCGGGCTGCAAGGCATTTTCTGCGCTCTCCAAGGACACCTGGACGGTGTGCGTCAGGTCCTCGAAAGGAATGCCGGTGGGGGGCTTCTGGTAGGACGTCTGCGCAAGGTCCAGCTTTTCCTGCACCTCTCCGTCCAGGTCGGCATAGGGGATGCCGTATTCAGGCAGTTGGTACGCCGTAGCGCCCAGCAAGGCGCCCGCACGGATTGCGTCGAGGTCCGGGATAGTGTCCTGCTTCGCGGAGAGTGCGCTATCAACCTGTGTCTTCGTGTATACGCTGTTGACGTCCGCCTTGGTATCCAATCCGTCGCGGATGGCATCGGTAACAGCCTTCTGGGACATTACCTTATTAGCACTGCTTCCAGTAGATTGAACCAATATATTATCAAAAAATTCTTCTTGAATCAATTCTTGTAATTCAGCTAATTGCTCTTCGGTTAAATCACTAAAATCAATGGTTGCTTTAACTCCAGTATTTTTTCAAATCTGCTGACTTTCTGGGAGTTTAACATCTTCACAAGTCCATCAATAATCGTCTTTTATTTTTACACCAGGTGTTTTACCATTAATTCCGGATAAAACAAAGTTCCAATAATCAGACTGAATGCCAATAACAGTGCCATTATAATCATAAATGAAATCCGATGGTTTATTGTCTTCTGTCGATAAATGACTTTTAGAACAATTTAGTAGAGCTCCATTATAAACAACAAAATCTATAACATAATCATCATTTATATAATGAACTTCCGATTTCCATTCTCCAGAATAATGAAAAGATTGTCCTCTATAATAGTTTCTAGTGCGCTGTGCTGTATAAATTGTATTATCTTTAATCTTCATATTCTATTTATTTTAATAACTATACAAATTAGAAAGTTTAATAATATCCTCTGCTGACAATTCTACGTAATATATGTATTTAATAAGTTTACATATACTCAGCATCTGTTCCATTCTTGATTTATCGTAAGAATGTCCTAGATCTAAATTATCTATTTCGTCATTTAATAATTTATATAATTTTTTATTAAGTTCTTCCACAGCCGCATCCTTTTGTTAAATGTTTATAATTCTTACAAAGCCCTCCGCAAGTATCTAATCTACTTAAAACACGTTGTGCTTCATACAAATCTTGCTTTTCTAATAAATATTTCAGTACATTTATAGCAGTTAATAACAACGTGGTTCTATATTCAAGATTTGTGTATCCATCGCATCCACCTTGACAATTGTTTTTCAAATAATTATCTAATAACTCTTTTTCGGTTAATGCAAAACATTCCACCAAATAATACATTGTAAAAATATTATCATCGAAATAAAAACAATTATCAATTCTTCCAGAAGTAATTATGTTAAAAATATCATTGAATGATTCAATTACATCTGTAAAAACAAGATTATTGGCCGGATTATCTTCATCTTCATAATATACACAATCATCAGTTGTATCATAATACAATTTCTCCAATCCTGAGAATTCGTGATCTTGTGTAGGAAGAACTAATTTTGCATAATTATATAATCCATCCGGAGTTTCTGAAAGAGATATGGTTTCCATAAGAGTATCAGCGTCATTTGCAACAGTTACGTTGCTATTTGCAATGCTATTATCTTTTTCAAATGTAAGTTTTTGTACAACTACATGTGCTGTTTCTGAATCCAATACTCCAGAATCGAACCATTCTTCATATGGAGTTTTATCAACTGCTAAAAAATTGGAATTTTTTATACTAACTTCAATAATTAATCTACTATCCATTATACATCCCTTATTTGATCGTTATATGGATTACCATCTCTAATTTGAAGAATTTCTGCATTAAGCTGTTTATTTTTAACTTCAATCATTTTTTCATTGTAATCCTTTTTATCTCTTGCAATTTGTTCTTCAATATCAACACGTTGCTGTTCAATTTGCAATTTTTGCTGATTATTCTTTTGCAATTGATTTTGTAACGATTGTAATTGATTATTGAGTTGCTGAATTTGTTGTTCGTATTGCTTCTTTTCAGAAGTCATTTGTTCAACTTGTTGTTGAAGCTGACCAATCATATCGTTTTCTGCCTTTTTATCTTTAATTGCTTTATCAATATATCGTTTAAGTTGTGTCATATTCTTTGCCTGGATTATAGCAATAGAATCTTTAGCATCAACCATTCCTGCTTTTACAAATTCTACGTTCATTGCTTGAAGTTGTTCCCGCATTCTATAGGTTTCAGAACTATCCGCAATATGTAAATCAAAATCTGTCATTGTATAATGTTTAGGAAGTGCAGTAAATGTTTTTACTAAATGATCGCCTAAAATAATATCTCCAGTAATACCATCTTTATAAACATATTTTGCAAGATTTAACATATCGTAATTCATTTCTTTGTACATTAAATCCATTGCATGAAAATATTGTTTAGTCAATAAAGAAGATTGATGAATACCAACTTTTACATTTGATACAGCATCACGTTGTTCTATTTGTCCTAGCTTTTCCGCAAAAACACCAGTAATTGCAGAGGCTTGTGCCTCAATACTTTGAATTGCAATTTGTATTGCTTGAATTGATTGTGCTTTTACTGTATCATCAAATCCATTAAATGTAGTATTTAAAAGTTGAGCTCCTTCTTGCGAAGAATCATATAGAGCAATGCCACTTTTTTTATAAGCATGCCATTTCATTAATCTTTCTGGCATACTAACACCAAGAACTGAAGGAAGATGTGCTAAATCAATTCAGTCACCAACAGTACCACTTGTTGCAATCAAATTGTCTCGACAATATAAAAGTAAATCGTATTTATCCTGTAAATTCATTGTAGCTAGCATTAAACTATAAGGTTGTCCATTTTTATCATTAAAAAACATTCCATTTACAGTAAGAGATACATTTTTAGGATCAGATTTACTTCTTACATAAAATTCTGCTTCTCCTGGTGTAATATAAATACTATCTCCAATTTTAACACCAGTATGCAATACTGAGCAACGTTGTTTCTCATCCCATTCTAGTCATTCACACTCGTATACTTGAATTAATTCAGAATTAATATGAGTATATTGTCCAGATTCATCTCAAGGAAATATAGGATGTACTTCAAGTCCAGCCAAAATACCAGGTTTTGGTTCATGGGGTTCTCCTAACAATTGTGCATCATCTGCATATAAAGCTCCAGTAGAACGAACTACAATTGCACGATCTCCACGATCTCTTCTAGAAAACATTCCATTTAAACGCTCTACTGCATCTTTGCCAAGATCATCTCTATACTCATTAAGAACTTGTTCTTTTGTTAACCATCTTCTTATAACAGCCCTTCTTGATTTATTAAGATAAAATTCATTGGGGTTACGTTCAATAAAAGTATCTAGAGGATTTAATATTTCCAAATCAATATTATCACCCTTTTTTCTAGTTCTATAATAGCAAATACCTCCTATCAATAAATCTGTAAAAAGTTCTTTTGCTTTATTTTTAAGATCGATTTCTCTCGAATGCTTTATATATTCCAAAATGTTTTGTGCAGCAATTTCGTAATCGGAAATAAAGGAATTTTCAACATCTTCTTTTATACGCTGCATTTCCTTTTCTATAAAAGGATCATTTACAACTTGTTGATTGTTTAATAAGATGTTTACAATTGCGTTTTGCAAATATTTCTTTAAAAAATCATATAAAGCTTTATCTATTTTTAATTGTTTGTCTCTTAAAATATTTGAAACGGTTTCCTCGTCCTTACAAGTTACCTGAAGATCTGGATCTAATTCAAGATATTCTCCAACTAAAACATCAATATGTTTTTTAATAAGAGGTGTAAAACCAACAGATGTAGGAACCCCAATACCGTAATTTTCTTCAATATGTCTAAATTGTTCAGCGTCACGTACGCCATGATAATAGTTATATGCTTTTTTAAGCGCAACTTTATCATAAACTAAATCCCCTATACAGGTATTTATTTTTTCAACTTCCTTTTCTTTTACCATCCTAATTCTAATTCTCCATCTGAATTACATTCCAATGCTGGCAATTCTCTATCAGTTTTTCAATATTTGACCTCTTGTAATCGCCTCTTTTTCATTTCATCGGCAACAAAATCTTTAAAACGCTGTTCATCACCTTGAACACTCATTACTAATGGAATTAGTTCACGGTTAAGATATAAATAAAGGGTTCAGATATCATCTTTATCATGAGAAATATATAATTTAGATATATATTCTCTATTAGTGACCTCTTTTATTATTTGCTTAATTTCTTCTTCTATTGTCGCCATTTTGTTTCGTATTTATTTGTACTTGGTATGACCCCATACTTCATATGCCCATCTTCATCTCGATAATATCCAAAATCTTGTCATGTAGATTCAACCGAGATGACTTTTGTTGGATTTATACCAAATAATTCTTCATCTCCTGCTTCAGCCATCTGCATAGCTGCAATAATATCAAATTTTCTTTTTTGAGAATATGAATATTTAAGCAATTGTTGAAGCATTTCTGGAAAATCTATTGTAAACCAATAATCATTTAAAAAATTACTAACTAATTCCAATCCATGCTTAATAACAGATTCTACAGCAGTTAATCCAATAAGTTTTTTTGTAACAACCTTTTTCGCTTTACTGGATATTGCATATTCTGGTCGTTTCATTAATTTGTCTCCAGCTTTACGTTCTTCTAAAAAACGTTGTATTCCAATTTTTGTAGCTTCAAGCATGGCATTACAGTTGTATCATACTAATAACTTATGTGCATTTTCATAAGCTTGACGAATATCCCTTGGACGATCTTTATACATAGCCACATATTTTGGTTCATCCATTCCTCTAATTCGCTTTTTAATAACAATACAAAAATCAGACACATCAGTATCTGATGCTGATTCATCTCGACCAATATCAATTGAGTCGATTCCAGCAACATACAAATTCTTATAAGGAACTCCATCTGAATCCGTAATCGGAGGCTCTACTACTAAAATATTACCATGTTCAGATTCTCTTGCAACAATTTTAGAGTATTGTACTGATGCAGTTTTATCTCAAAGCAACATTACTTTCTTTGGTTCAATCCAATCCTTTCTAGTCATTATTTGAGACATACGTTCTGCAATAAGCTCTGCATCAAAAATATTTTCTCCAGTTTTAGAAAGAGCTTCTTCTGGATTAAAACAATGTTCTGCACATTCTGTAAGATATTTATCGCCTTTTAGCTTTTCTCTTTGTGCCAAATAAAAATTCTTAAACCGTACATGATCTGTAACACCACGTTTATCTAAATATTCAGATGTTAATGCAAACTTATGGGCTGGTATAAAGAAAGCTCTTATTTCAGGCTTGCCATCTGAACTATCATAGTTTTTAAAAGGCAATACATTAAATGCAGTAGGATTATAAAATATATCGGAAAGACCTTGAAGCGCCATATCGTCACCACCAGTACCTAACGCAATTCTACTTCCAAAATGAAATCCACCAAGTGCTACTAATGCATCTCCTTTAATTCACGAATCAGTTAAATACTTATTACTTCCAGCTTCTTCATAAATTAAACGGTCTAAACGATCACCTCTTATTTTATCTGAAGTATCTGCTACTACAGCTGTAATTTGAGATAATCATCCAAATTCTACTCCGTCTTTTGTTATTTTACTAGCACGTTTCGCATCGTTATTGTTAAGAACTTGTCTTACATGTCGCATACCACCATTAGTATTAGCATTAAGCCAATCTAATTGCTTTCAACACTTTCTTTTAAGTGGATCTAGTTTTGTAGTAGCTGCACAAGTAAGCATAACATTATACCCAGGATTAGTTGTATAAGGTCTTACTGATAAACTGGCTACAATTTCACTTAAACCTATACCACGAGCTTTTAATATACAAATATCTTTATGAAGTTTTTCAGCCATTTCTACATAGTGAAAAAACTCATACTGTTTTGATAGAAAACCTGGAAAACTTTCAGAACGTCCACTACCAGAAGTAGAGCCTTCATTTATAACAGACATTCTATAATAATTTAAAAAGAAATAATGATCTCCGGTTATTCTATATTTTCCAATAGTATATCCTTCTTTACATCGTCTAAATTCTTCTTTTCAGAATTCGCCATAAGGCTTTGTACCAGCAGGATATTCTGTATATTTACCAGTAGCTTCAAATTTAGCACCTCTTTCTGCAAAAGGAGTTGGATTGAAATCCAAACCTTGTGTCATGGTTATTGGCCTATATCCTGTAATTTCATAAGACAGTTCTGGATCAAAATATCTAATTTCTTCATCAATAGGTACATCTCATTCTGAATTTTTTCGTTTGTGGTGTACTCATATCTCATCATCTTGTATAGTAATATTAGTATCCTTTGATGATTTAGACTTATTAGTATCTTCTTCAAACAACTGTCTTATTAATTCTTCTTCGTATTTATCAGAAAATTTAAACGCCTTTTCTTTAATTTCTAAAGGTGTTTCTATTTTATTTTTCTTTTTTTTAGGTTTAATATCCAATACTTTTGGATCAACAATATACTTAGACATATCATTCCTCATATTAATCCATAAAGCCTAAATCTATATCGCCACGCACTTTAGATTGTGCAGCAAGATCTGTTTTATGCTGCTGTTCTAATTCTTGTAATGTTGTACGCATTTTAGCAATTTGATTAATAGAATCTAAAATGTCTTTAGCTTTATGAATAGGCTTGCCGTCAACATCCGTTTCTGTAAAATCAATATTATCAAGATAAACTTGATATTTATATAAAGTTCTATAAGCAACTTTTATTGAAGTTAGAATCGGATCTGAATCTTGCAATTCCTCGTATTTTTTAAAAGCTGCTGCAAACTCGGGATCTTGCAGATCAGTTTCTTTTAATCCCGAGTCTATTAGTGCAGCTTCTTGCCTATCTTTAATAGGCGATTTAAAATATGGTGATTTGAAATCTAAAACAAGATAAATGTAAGTAAATTCTTTATACGCTTTTAACCGTTTAGTTCCAGTTTTATCTTCCTTACATTTATTTCTTTCTGGATTCCATAGATCTGCAAATTCTTTAATTAATAATATGGAGTAATCGTCTATTTGAAGTGTATTTGTTACATTATCAAATATAAAGATTTGCATATATTATAAATTCTTAGCAATTCCACCGTCTTTATACATAATGAAATTCCCTGTTGGGCCGAATGCCGTTCTAACTGCAGGAATGTTTGAACCTTGTGGTAGCAAACGCACTCCATTACCAACTCCTTGTTCTATAAGAGGTGTACTTGCACCAGTTACTGTTCTACCTGCAGCGGTTGCTCTTTTAGCTGCATTTGTAGCACGCATAGCCTTTCCAAACATTTCATAATCTTTAGCAATCTTTGCAGCAGCTGCTGCGTCTGCTGCTTCCGCTGCAGCAGCACCAGCCATTCCAGCTGTACCAGCAGCACCGATTATAGCTAAATTATTACCTAATTGACGATCTGCTTCTGTTGGCACTTCTTGATACCAATCACCATTTTTATCACGATGAAAACCAGATGCTGTCATAACAGCATTAGATACTGGTATTTCATTGGCTTGAGCATTAAGTGTTGCATTTACAAACCAATTATTTCTACGTTTAGGTTTATTTTGTAACTCACCGTCGTCATAACCAGTATAATCATTATAAGGACGCACGTAACCATTAATGCCTGTATCCTCTAAAACTTTTCGATATCCGGCACTCCAGTCTTTAGGAGTTCCTAAATATCTTTTAGGATCCCAATAAGGTAATTGTTGTTCTTCACTAGCGGGCTTTTCTGGTGCTAAATCTGTTGTATAGTCTTTATCACGCCATTTAAAAATTTTATCACCTCTCTGTCTTGCGGCTCTAAATGCGTCTCTAAAGTTATTATATACAGGCTCTTGTGGAGTTAACGCTTTTACAGATATTTCTTGAGGAGTAAGATCTAAAGCTGGTTCATCAACATTTATTTCAGGTATTTCAATAGAATCTGGATCTATTGTATCAAGTTTTGTTAAACCAGCTACTCCCGCTCTAGCATTTCTTCCAGCGTTTCTCCAATTCCAACCAAGAGAATCTCTACCAACTCTACGCTCTTTTCTAAGAGCACGTCTAAATTCACGTCCAGAAAGACCAGACATCTGTTTTGCAGCACGTCTACTTATATTAAATGTAGATGGATCGAGGTCTACTGTAAAAGTAGGTGTTTCTTCCTCAGCATTAGACTCTCTTAATTGCTGAAGATAATCCTGTGCGGCTTTTACAGAAGGTAATGTTTCTGTATCGCCTCCAGGTTGAAAACTTCTAAGCTCTACTAAATTAGGACGTCTAATAGATGGAGCTGCTTTACTTCTTAGTATAATTCCACTCTCAGGAACAGCAGGATCGTATGGTATATTTTCAATTGTATAAGGCTCTCCATATGACTCTGGTAAGCTTTCTGGATTCCACATCATTCTGGATTGATTTACCATATTATTTACCCTCGCTAATGGTGTTGGTTCTTGAACAGTAAAAATCCTGCCGTTATTTCTAGAATCTATATATTCTAATACTTTTGGATTATCATCTGTTCCAATTAATATACCATTTTCGTTATAAATTCTATTTGGGAGTCTATTAAAGTTACCGCCGCGATCAAATTTTATTCCACCGCAACCACAATCAACCGGTCCGCCTTTTGCAAAACGAGATACTAATTGCTGAAGTTTACCGCCACATTTAAACATCTGTGATTCTTGTGAAAAAACAGAAGCTATTGCAGCTTGCAATTCTTCTTGTGAAGAATTTTCATTTAAATTGGATGTTGCTTGTCCTATTGCTTCATATAAACCTTCTTCAGAACCATATTTTTCAATACCAGATTGTCAAAGGTTAAGCATTTCTTGATCATCGGTTATCCCAAGAAGATTTTGTATACCTTTTATTAATTCTTTACCTTTTTGTTGTTTTGACTTACCGCCATTTGCAAAAATATTAATAATATTCATCTTTATTAAAGTTTTAAAAGATCTTTTGTAGAAAACAATTCTTCGTGCATCACCTGATTCTTATCAAATCATCTACATTTAATACCTAAGAATACATTTTCTTTCTCATTATTTTCTTTATTATATAGAGAACGTGTACACTTTTCTACAACAAACATTGTTGGCTTATTTTGTATGTCGTGTCTAATTGTTACAAGATCTCCTGGATTATAAAAAATCTTACTTTCATCAAATTCATTATACATTTTTTCTTCTTATTTTATCAATTAAACATTTAAATATATTTTGTTTCTTTTTGACTTCTTTGAGTCTACAAGAAATATTTTGTTCAGAGATAACGTAATATCCCTTTTTACGATAAGGGATTGGATGAGCTATATGTTTTATTACATATACATCTTCTCCGGCTTTTACATTCTGGCATTTCGGACCAACTGCAATAACTTTTGCACAAGCCACATACTCTTCATTTTCTTCAACTTCTCCAGAATCTTCGGATACTACTTTTTGAGAACTTTGAATTCCAATTATTAAACCAGATTCAGTTCTTTCTATCGATCTATATGGGTTTTCATCGTAAAATTTTATGACAACCCCAGTATTACAAGGAATTATATTAAATTCCCCCTCTTTGATACCTTCTATCTGTTTTGAGATAACAGTATCAGACATTAATTTATTCCAATCTTCCATTACCATTTATTCATTAAACATTTTTCTTCTGGACTTGCACATTTCTGAGGTAGAAAGCATCCGCAATCAGAACAGATATGAGAAGCACCAATCTTTAAATTTTTATCACATTGTTTACAGATTTCGTATCTGCGATTAGCTTCGTCAGATAAATTATTTGTAATTACATTATATCAACCAGTAATTACACTTTTAATTCATTTAAATATTTTCATATTATCATTTTTTCGCTATACAGTGTGCAGTTGCACTCTTTACTTTTCAAGCAAGCCTACATCCGCAACCGCGTATCCAGCCGCTATGAGGCAATCTAGAAGTTTGTCCAGTTTCTAAATTCATATATTTAGAGCTATCACAAACTGGACCATAAACACTCTCTTTTTTGCACAATGGACAGTTTTTACATATTTCCAATCTTTCTTCTGGAGTCATATTTATCCTATTTTATATGGTTCTATACGATCTAATTGTTCTTTTATTTTTAACTGATTTCAATAATGTTTTATCATTTTTTCAACATGCTGTTTTCTATATTCAAGTGGATATTCTGTCTGTTTTCCAGAACGATCTATATGAATTATAGATAACCCTTTAATATTGAATTCAGGACGAATTTGTTGTAACATTCAGCAATAAGTACTCAATTGTAACTCATAATGTACGTAATTACAATCCATAAGATCATTTAATGGATATAGCATACGCTGTACATCTTTTTTATTGCTATCATAAAAGCTTCTTTTCTTTATTTCTTTATTTGTTTTTCAGTCTAAACAAATAATATCATTTCCATGTTTACAGATCAAATCTGCCTGTCCTGCTAATCGTAGTTTACCATCAGGTGATGTTCAAGACATCAAAAACTCTGGATAAATTGCATTTTCTAAATCAAGTTCATAATAATTTCTAGGGCAGCTGTATGCGCCAGAAGCTTCTGGATATCCAAATTTGCCTAAATCAAATTGTGTATTTCCGTAAAATGTATTTTCATATAAAGAATGCACATATGTGCCATGTTCACAGGCTTCATTTCTTGTTTCTGCTCAAGTTGCTATTATTTTGTCAACTTCTTTATTGAAATCATCTTCATTTACATTATAAGTTTCTAAAAGTTTTGGATTTCATCTTTTAGTATTTTGTAATTTAACTTTTACATTCGATCATACATCTCCGTCTAAAAATAATTCTAAAGCTTTGTATCTAGCTCAAAAGAATTCATCAAATTTGTTTTCATACTCTCCTATAAGAGTTGTAACAGAGATGTAGCTTGATCCATCTTTCTTATTAACATATAAGTGTTTTGCATCATTAAAAAATAATTCTTTATTTTCCTTATCAACACTTAAACCATAAAGTTCTTTATATTCAATTCCTTCTAATTTAGGCATAAAACATTAATCTTATATATTGGATTCATTACGTTCCGCGATAAGTTCTTCTGGAGTTAATTCTAAATATCCAAGAGGAGGTTTTCTTTTATCGCATCCAATTCTTGTACATCTTAATAATGTAGCTTTTGCTAATTCCGTATTACGTTTATCTAATTCATTATGTAAATCGGAATTAGCATCTTCTAATTCGGTTATTCGTTCATCTTTCTTATCACATCTTGTATTAAGATTTTCAATCTGGTCTTGTAATTCATTGATTAATTTAAGATAAATCTCTGATTCTTTATCTTTATTTTCAATTTGCTTACCATCATTTTCAAGCTGTTTACTCTTTTTAATTTCTCGTAAGCAAATTACTGTAACAAGGCCTCCTGTAAGGAGTAATGAAAGAATATTAGTTATAATAGTAGTTCACACAGTCGTTTAAATTTTATATAATATATGTATATTGCAATTCCTTATTATCATATTATTTTTCACGCAAAAATAAAAAAATAAATTGACTATTCCAAATTTTATTTTGTAAACTCAAAAAAAATTTGTATTTTTGCTCGAAACTAAAAATAAAAGAAATATGGAACAAAAAATAGATTATTTTATAGAATTTTTAAAAAAAGGTAATAAGATACACATAAAAGATTCCCAGAAAGGATCTTTTACTAAATATTGTAACGGCAAAGTTACAAATGAGTGTATACAAAGAGGTAAAAATTCTCCAGATCCTAAAATAAGAAAGAAGGCAACGTTCGCAGCAAACGCTCGTAAATGACATCATAAGAATGGAGGCATTTTGTATGCACAGAATGGTCAAGATACAGATCTTATAAATTTTACAAAGTCTTTTGAAACATTTAGTCCAACACCATATATATTAAACAAACAAGTCTTAATAGGATATGGCTCTGCTAATAAAGATTTAATTAATAAAGGTAAAATTACAGAAAAAGAAGCTGAAGCTGCAATAGCAAAAGATTATGATAAAATAGACGCAGAACTTACTAAAAGAATTAAAAATTATAAAAATTTAAGTCGCGGTATAAAACGAGCTCTTGCTGAAACAGCATATAATATAGGTATAAATAAATTTATCAATGAGTCTCCGAAATTAATGCAAATGTTAAATTCTGGAATAACAGATGGAAACATTTTAGCCAAAGAGATGGATCACGATAAATCTTCAAAAGGTTGGTTGGGAGTGCGTTCTGCAGCAAGAAGAGCAATGGCTAAAGATTTATATGATTGAAATCCAAAAAGAGTAGATAAGTTTGGAAGGCAGCTATTACCAGATATAGTTGTAGGAAAAGAAGATTGAACGGCATCTCCTTATTACAATGAGCAATACACAATATTAAAGACTCCAAAAAAGACTGTAACTTATTTAGATATAATCCCTGAAAAATATAGAATTCCTATTAAATGAAAGTATACACAACAAATGGAGGAGAATTAAATCCAGCTATAGTAATTGATAAACAGCCAATCACAATACTTTTAGATAACGGACATGCAAAATCTACACCTGGAAAAAGATCCCCGGTATTAGATAATGGAAAACAATTTTTTGAATATGAATTTACAAGAGATATTGTTAAAAGGATTGCTGTAAATTTAAATATGTCTGGAATTCCATATAAAATAATTGTTCCAGAAATAAACTATGATGTGCCATTAATAGAAAGAGTAAACCGTGTAAACAAATACTGTTTAACATTAGGCACAGATAAATGTTTTTTAATATCTGTACATGCTAATGCATTAGGGGACGGAACGACATGGATGCCAGCAAAAGGATGAAGTGTATATACAACAAAAGGTGATACAAAATCTGATAAATATGCTGACATTTTTTGAAATGAAGCTAATTTAATTCTTCCGGCACATAATATTACTTTACGACAAGATTTGTACGACGGTGATAAAGATTTTGAAGAAGATTTTACAATATTAAAAAAGACAAAATGTCCAGCAATATTAACCGAAAATCTTTTTCAAGACAATAAAACAGATTGCAAATTTTTGATGAGTGATATTGGAAGAAACGCAATAGCACAATTACACATTAATGCGATAAAAAGAATTATTAATTTAAATTAATTTAATTATGAACGATTTAAAAACAATTTACAATGCTATACAGAGCGTAGACATTCCAATAGAAGCTCCAGAAGCATTACAAGAAAATAAAGAACTTATAGAGGAGTATGCAGCTTCTCCTTATATTGATGAAAAGAAAAATGAAATGCCTTTAGTAAAATTTAAGGTAAAGAAATCATGGATTTCTTTAGGTGGCGATGAAGATTCTAATAAAGCACAGATTGAATGAGAGTTTGTCCCATCCAATGGAGCAGGTATTGGCGAAGTGACGTTTGAACAAGAGGGAGAGGGCATTATTACAGTTGATGAAAACGGTTTAGTCACAGGTCCAACTGGTGAAGAATTTGAAAGTCATGCTGGAGAAACATTTACAGTTACAGTTAAATGCGGAAAATTTAGTGCAAATTGCTTTATTAACCTCGATCAATATTTTTAGTATATAGTTAATATATAAACAATAAAACCCAGGCCTTATGGTCTGGGTTTTTGTTTTATATTCTAGATACATAGTATATTGTATCACCATCATGAAGAATATGATGGGGTGATTCTCCACCTTGACCAGATGGTTGATCTTGATAGTATACTTGCATAGATTTTGTCTCTGTAATTAATCCACTTTCAATATGTGTAAATGTAAAATTATAATAAACACGATACAATAGAGCATCAGTCGACTGTGTTACAGGAAGGTTCTGTCCTAAATAATATCAACCGTCATTAATAATAGAACTATCTGGCGTATTGTTATCTAAATATTTATTATTAATAGAAGGTGGATTTTGCTGCCAACCATTATCCGGAAAACCAGATGAACCAGGAACTTGTCACTTTGTAATTTCTCCATTTTCCATGTAATAACCTGCATGATACAGATACTTTGCATTAGAAGATGGAATTTGTGTAGATATATCAAGACTTGTAGGTGACTGTTCAATGGCATTAATAAAACTCGTAAAGTTTCTAAATTGTATAGTATCTCATTTTTCATAAGAAGTTATAGTGTTTTCATTTTTTACCAAACCATTTATGCCTAAATCATAAATAACATTTCCATTTTGATCTAAAATTCTAAAAACAGGGTTTCCAAGTTCATCTATAGCTATTATAAACCTTGGTGAATCATTGTATCTTATTTGAAATGTTCCACCTTCAATATAAGTAGAAATACCATTAGCACTTACAGTTTTTAACTTTTTAACTTCTAGTGCTTCAATATGTGTCCATATTTCCTGATAATTTACTTCTTCACCTTTAATTTTAGATACTGTTCAATCAGTCCAAGTATTTCCACTTTTATAACAAGTGGCCATATAAATAGGATCTGTTATTGCATCTCCCCAAATACCTTTATTATTGTCTTCACAATAAGTTCTTCATCCTGCAATATTAACACCATATGGTTGCGTGGGATCTTTATATCCATTTAAATTAGGAAGTTCTGGAATTGTGGTAAATTCTGATGCAGAGTATTCAACTTGCATTGTTTCAGAATCTGAAATTTTCTTTGGTGCTTTTCAATGTTGAGATTCGTTTCCACTTAAACCAAAGGTTTTACTTGTCATTCAAACTGGCATTGTAGCATCACCAGATGGGACCGAATCGTATCATGTAATCTGAACAGTTTGTCCATTTATCTTTGTAGTAGTTGGAATTGGATGCTCAAATGTTCCCCCAGTAACATCCGCTCCGGCAAGATCATCATTAAAACTTCTAGTAAATGCAAAAGCTGTAGTAGCACCACTTTCGTTTGTGTTTATGGGAACAGTTTCTTCATCTACGAATAATGATCCATTGTAAAGAGAGATTACATGTGAACTTTTTGTAAAGTCAATACTTATTTCGTAACCTGAAGTATACGCTTTTGTAACGCCATCTACTTTGAAAACATATCCTTGCGGCAATTCTGGAACTATTGTACGAGTAACTGCTCCACCATTATTTTGTGCTGTTTTATAAATATTTACAATAATTTTTATTGCACTTTTCGTACCCGTAGTTTTATTGTAGCTTACAGCATTCGGAGATACAGCCAATTCATATTTTACAGAACTAACAATCTTTTTTAGACTAAATTTCTTTTTATATTGAACGCCCTTATATGTTGCAACAACTGTTATAAAGCCATCGGAAGTAATATTTGATACAGTTACTGTATTATTTTCGATATTTGCAGTTCATCCGGATGGAAGAGTTTCAATGCTAAATTCAACATCTGTTGTGACAGCTGCAGCACCATCATATAAGGTTGCATTTGTAACGGCATTTCCAGATAAAAGATTACCTTCTGAATCATATAGCATAGAGTCATTTTCGTTATCTAAATCTAAACGCACGTTATCTATACTATTCTTAGCTCATAATGCGGGTTCTGAAAAATAACTTCATGTATGGTCAACTCCGTTATAACGTCTGATTGCACAAAATACATACGGATAATCTTGCGATAAAGCTGGAAGTTCATCTGTCCAACCTCTATCCCATCCATATGCAGCAGCTTCACTGCCTGGTACAAATTCCGGCTGCTGAAAATATTCTAATAATTCGGTATCTGTTTTAGATGTAGCACCTTTATTTGTAAGATAATCAAGTTCGCTTTGTGGTGGCCAGTATTGTGATTTTAACTGATAAGTTCCACTTTCTATTGTAACTTCTTCATTTTCAGTAGTTCTAAATATATACTCTACGCCTGAACCATCGATACCGCTTTCTCCCCACATTGATCAAATTGTAGGTGAACTAAATGAAGACCATTTTTGCAAAACACCATTGTATTTACGTTGTGAAAAGGCTTCTATTTGGTAATTACTCCCATCAATTCCTAGAGGATCGCCTGTTCATCCTTCTTGTTCTCAATTGGTTGTTGGTGGTTCTAATGCTTTGAATTCAGACATGTTTTTACATCTTTTAAAAACAAATTCTACGCCATTACCATCTGCCCCATTAGATCCGTCAACACCATCTTTACCATCTTTACCATCTTTACCGTCACTAGCAGCATTTATGCAAATTGGATCTGACCATGAATCAATAATTGTACCTGCAGAAGAAAAAGTACCCATTGAAATATATGTATATGATCCACTTGTATGATTGTAAGAAGTTGATCATTCGACTTCAGTATCTTGACTACCTTCTACATGTTTTGTAGATTTTATTGGCCCAACCAATCTATTATGGCTGACATCTCAAGTACCACCAGTAGGTATTGAAATTGTAGCACTTAATGTATCTACTTCGAGATATATTTGAAATGTTCTACTTGAATCTATGATTTTATCTCTAGATACAGTACTAACAGCAATTGGTTCTGTTCAAGGTAAATACACATAAGATTGTCCTACAATTGTATACGTCATTCAAATAGTGCCATATAGATTATCTGGAGCAGACCATCCATCTGGATATTGAATTGGCATTTCGCTTGTAATTTGAGTAGTTGGTGTTTCAGGTTTTGTTGCAGAAGCTTTAAATGCCGGTATCATTACCATTCCACTACCAGAGCCTGGAGAAAGATTTAAAATCTTATTTGCATATGTTGTAGGAGAATCGCATTCACCAACAGTACCACCTTTTTCCACTATTGCTGATTTAATATCATCAAAAACTTGTTTAATTTTTTCTAACATTTAATTAAGTGATTTAAAAGGATTATATTCTAAATTATACATCTTTTTATAAGGTTCTGGTTTACTATCAGCCATTTTAATAGTGCCTCCAGTTTCCACATTTAATACGCCTCTTGCACGAGATTGATTTCTTTCAAAACTATTACTCGCTTTTCCGTATAATTGTATATGTCTTCTATTATATTGATCATTCATGTTCTGAACGAGTCTATCTACGTTATTTTTATTTACATTTCTGTGATTACCGCCTGTATACATTAAATATACATATTTTGTTGCTTCGTCTACATCTTGTGCGCCACGAAGAGCTTCCAAAAATTCAGGATATTTGGATTTAATTTCATCTATGGCAAAATCAAGTTGAGATTGTAGAGAATTACCGTGCTGAGAGGTTCAATTGGTAAAACTATCGTGTCTATCACCAGTTCATTGGTTTATACCAATTCCATATTGATTCGATCTTACTACAGGACTTTTTCCAGCTTTTTCTGCAGCATTTTCAGCATTTATATTTAAATTAGATTCTGATAAAAATGTACCAACTAATCCAGAGGCTTGATCATTAGTAAGTCCTAAATTTTGCATTAGATATTGTTTTGCAGCACGAGCTTTTCCATCTTCAGATGAATCCTCTCAATCTATTTGTGGTACTTCTGCAGCTCCAGGTAAAGGATTTATAACAACTTGTTCTTCAACTGGAGTCTCTTGAGATTTTTTAATAATTGCTCTAGCTGGTTGTATTTCATCCATTATATCTATTTTTGGTAAATTGTTTTTAGAAATGTATGGTGTATATACTATCTGTGTATCCATATTTATTTACGTTTAGGAACATATTTTCAAGGAATAGAAGTGCTATCTAATTGATATTTACTTCTGAAATTCTTAGCTTTATTAGAGTTGAATCAATCCAATTCGTATTGAATTGTAGGATGATTTGGAGATTTCATAAATTCATATTCTCCAGTTTCTTCATTAAAAGCAATACTATTAGCATGATAGCCATCTTTTTCTTTTTTATACATTCCTCTTTTTACAGCTTCTTTAAAATTAATAGGTTTGCCATTTAATTCTCAATATCTACGAACATTAAAATCTGTAGAATCTTGTTGATTTTGTGGAAGTGTATTTCAAAAATCTTCAAATGCTCCACGTTGAGCTTTTAAAATTCCACCTTGCTTTTCATTCTGAAGACTTTTTGTAACAACTCCAACTCCTGCAATAGCTGGAAGTATTTTTATCATGCTACGAATACGATTTGCGTATATGTGCCCGTTTATGGTATTTATATTTTTCTCCAAAAGTGTTGCATAATCTTTAAGGTATGCGCTATCCACACTATTTAAAAATTTTACAAGTTCAGAATCATTTGCAAGTTTTGTATTTACATATTCTTCTAATAATTTTGGATTTTCATAAACTTCACGTAAAGTTTTTCCAGAATTTTTAGATACTATCTCATTTATTCTCTTTACCATTTCATTATTTGTAGCACGTCCTTCTACTCAGTTTTTAGAATCAGCGTTTTTATAAAAAGAGCTAAAGTTTGGAAATAAATCTGTTGGTTGAGTTACACGTGTATACAAATCTTTTATGGATTTTTTAGAAACATCTGATTCCACATTAGAAATAAAAAGATCTGCTGGATGTGATATTGTTTCATGTAATTGAGTATAATGCAGCGGTTTTTTGCGAAAAGGATTCCCTATTGCATATCCGTTACCGGCATATCTTCCGGTTAAGCTATAAAATCCTCCTGTATTTGCTGTTTTATCAATGGGCAATACCACTGTTATTCCTTTTTCTCCAACTTGATCTAGAATATCTTCACCCTTACGTATTCTTGGAGAGTGTGTTGTTGGATCCATAAAAAGTCCATTTTGTTTTCTTCAACTTGATGATAATTTATCTAAACGTGAACGAATAAGATCTTTATGTATAGCAAGATCCTCTGTCATAGGATTCATTCCAACAACCATATATTCTAGACCATGAGTATCTATTTTAGTAGGATTTACTACAGGCCTAAATGTAGGATATCGTGTCTTATATAAGTTAACTAAGAAATTTCTTTCAGCAGGATCTTCGACGTTCATTTTTACACCGCCAAAACTAGGAAGTTCAAATGCAGTATTCGTTTTTATTCCATTAATATATCGCTTAAAAGAGTTAAAATCTTTTGAATTCTGTTCCAATTCTTTAAAAGAACTATATTTTTCTCCATATCAGTATCTGACAATTTCATCTTTTTCAGAATTAGATTTATTTAAAAATTTTTGAAAATTAGTTTCTGCACCTTTTTGTTTTTGGGGAACAATTGTTTGTATGCGATATCCTTCTGTATAATTTGGTTTTGGCACTTCTATAGAAAACGGAACGTGATCTTTTGTAAGATATTCTGGATTAGACATAAATGCGTCTTTAGTAGAAACGCTAGTAAAATTTGCTGCGGGTTTTGCATATATAGATTTTACAATTGGGCTTTTAGTAAATATTGGAATTTCTCCAGATTTGCCTAACGTAACATCTTTAAATACAGCATAAACATCTTGATTGGAAAGGGTGTTATCACTAATATTACTAAAATTAATAGCGTCTGCGCCAGATTGGTCTGCGTATCTTAAGATTTCATTTCTTACTGCATTTTTGCCATTACCGACAGATTCATTTAATTGAATCATTGGTTTATTCATTTCTACAGGTTGTGCACTTCTTAAATGGAATGGTCTTGCACCAATAAATCCCTGTTTAGTTTCTGTGCCAGTACCTCATACGTGTCCTAAAGGTGCATCTCTTTTAACAATATCTCAAGCTGGAAATGTATGATCCAATTTTGAAATTGGAGATTCTGAATTATGTCAAATAACTTTACTTTGTTTTGGAGCTCATCCTAATTTTCCAGCAAGAATATTTTGTACTACTGGAGAATCTACAATTTCTGTACTTTTAACTTCTTTATTTAAAGCTCTAGCAACTTTATTTGCCTTATTCACCGGCATTTCGGGATTTACACCTATTACTGGCATTGCTGCCATAGTATATCCAGCAATGGCTTTAACGGCGTCTTCCTCTTTTATACCTTGCTTTCCAGCTTCAAGTCCAGCAGCACCTCATGTTGCCATTGCACCTGCATCGGCATATGGAGAAACAGCAGTGGTAACTTTAGCTAATTTTGGAAAAGTTTGTCCTATACCTTTTAATAAAACACTAGGCATTGCTTTTTCACCAATTCATTGGAGCCCTTTAGCTAAAGCTGGACCAGAACCTCTAAGAAGTAACAGATTTCCAACAGGATGTTCCTCTTTTAAAGGCTCCTCATATAAGACACCTGTTTCCGGATCTCGTTTTAATCCATTACCTTGAGCTAAAATACTTTTAGTAATACTATCAAACATTCGTTGTGTTTTCTTATCTTGTCGACTCATATTTTTTATATTTTAATACTTCTAAAATCTATTTTTGCAAAAATACAAATAAATTTTGATTTTTCCAATTTTTTTATTATTTTTGTGCCGAATGAAATTAAGTTCCAAAATACATCTGGGAAGTTAAAGTTATTATACCTATGTTGATCTACATTATGTATAACTTTTAAAGCTTAGATATTATGGAAAACTCAGATAACATTCATGCTCTAAAAATGGAGCCATTTATCAATCCTGCTATATTATATAGTGGTTGTGGTACATTCAAAAATGGTTTATTGGGATTTATGCTCGGTTCATTATTTACACCGTGGAATACGTCTATTTACCCAACTTTACCAGAAGTTTCTTCGGAAAATTTGAAAAAGTTTTACGAAGAAACGAAAGATATTCCTTTTGAAAAACAAAAAGACATTGCAAAGAAATTGTTTGATCCGGAAGGAATTATGGATAAATATTACGAGAAATTAAAGAACCCAAAAGAAGCAGCTAAACTCAATGCCAAACTCATTAAACAAGATGCTAAGATTGCTATAATTAACCAGAAAAAGCAGGAAATAGTAGACAAATGGGTTAATTCTTAAAACAAATCCAGGGCTATTGCTCTGGATTTTAAAATTATGGCATCCAAAATTAAAATAGGATATAGATAAAAAATGTAATAAATCCTCAGCAGTAGCTGGGGATTTTTTTTGTTTTGGAATTAAAAATTGTATAGGGGCTGGATGTGGAGAGACATACCCCTTCTGAGTGCCCCTCGGGGTTCCTGTGGGAAATTCGTTTCATCTGGACGAAATTCTCCAAGATTTTCACAGATGGTACCTACTTTGCATAAGCTCACGTGTGCCAAATGGGATTGTTATCGTGAGTACAAACAGATCGACATGAAACTGTTTGAAACTAATATGCTTGCTGCATATGATACCTATGTTACAAAGCGCGGGTATACTACAGTGAAACTTAATGATAAGAAAGCGAAACGCATTCGCTTCAATCAAAAAGTTCGAGACATATTCGCACCTGTAATAAAGGTATTTGCCAAGAAGAAAGAAAGTGGAATCGTTGATATCGAAGATTTTGCTCTCTAAATGTATTGGTTCCCGATTATCCTTAAATCGGATTTATGGCAGCGAAAGTGTCTCCTCCTTGTGGTGCTGCTGGATAACCAACCGAACGACACACAGTATAAACCAATTAAACATTACCATTATGGTACTTAGTGTAAACTTTCTGGACATCAATCAACATGATGATCTCCGGATTATCATTGATGAGTTCTCGAAGACAATCGTCTACAAGGAGGAGAAATGGCTCAATCCGAATGAACGGGCGTTTGTCAAGGTCTTCGATGATGGATTAGCGACCTATGGTCTGGAAATGCAGCATGATCCAATGCATGGCAACCAGAGGTATGTCTGGTCATCAAATCCTGGATTCATCAATCAGACATTTAGTCTTACAGGAACTTCATGGGAACTTGCAAGATGGGATTGTGGTGCTGGTAAACTTGATGAATGCGCCTTTGCAATGGGCATTACTGTCAAATTGGCAGCAGCTCTTGCTGAAGCCAATCAGGACAAGCTCCATTACGGGCTCATCCAGTTCCTCTATGACCACTGTGGTCGTAAGATCGAGATCGTTGCTCCGAAAGATGGAATGCAGATTACACATGAGGCACATCATCTCTTGCGAGACGAAGGCGGGTATGATCTGTTCTTCGTCGAAGAGTCCGGTTGCTGGGTGGAATGCGGTGAACTATCTAAATTCTGCCTTCAAAAGTACGGAATGTGGTCCAGAAATGATTACCTTGGAAAGGTAATCTAACCTTACAGGTTCGCACTTATCCTCAAAGTGCATATGGCGATAGTGTCCTTCCTCCTCGTGGTATCGCTGGTTTCGACAGAATGGGACAAAATACAAACATTTAAAATCAACAACAATGAGGGAAATTGAAACCGCATTGAAAGCCTTGCGAGATGCAAGAGCCGAACAGGTTAAAACAATGAACCTGTTCAACACCAGGTGCGAGCAGTTCGTAAAGGATTGCCAAGAGTTCATGAAGATTACTTCTGAAGAACTTCTCCGAATTGGGGACACTCGGCAAGGAGTATTCATTGACTCCTCAGGAAAAGCAACGTGGTATGGTATTATCACAGCTGCTATAATTGAGGGTTACGAGAAAGAACTCTTGGAGCAAATCCAGAAGACCACTGAAGCAATTCAAACCATGAACAAACGGTATTGATATGGATGTGGTTTTCTACATTGTCCTTATCGTAATAGTAATTGCGGTAATTTGGACAGAACTGGTTCGTTCCACACGTGTAATCATTGCCTATCTTAGGCATGATGATAGAACCGTAAATCGGCTTACAATGTCGTATTCTTACTGTGAGCATATCGCAGAAAAGAAATACGGTTGCTCCAAAGAACTGTTCTCAAAATATTGGGATGCAGTTAAATCCGAGAAAAATGCTGTTCCCTATGACGCTCTCGAATTAGCAGAATGGGAATGGGATGTAATAAATAATAAATAAAAAATGCAAAATCCAAGAATTGCAGGCATAGCCTCCTTCCTTAGGCGCTACTATGCCGAGCACAAACGGATCTCTGAAACTGGATTCGTAAAGGCTTCAAAAGGAATTCTTTCCCCGAAAGAAGCACGTGAGATCTTTGAATATCTCACATCGATCGATGAATCATTGGCATTGTCCACCAAACGAATGTTTGTCTGGACAGTCCATCAGGATCATTTTACCGATTACTTAATCGGTAAAATTGCAGACTGGGTGGATTTGTCCAACAAATTGGACACTCGTCAAAAGAAGTCGAAAGACTATGAAGATGAGGATTCTACCTGTGAGATCATCACTGGTACAAAATCCTGTAATCTGTCAGACGTCTCTACGGAGGAGTTAGCAGCTGAACTGTACAAGCGTGGCTGGACGATCACCTTTGGTGGGATTGTCTGAATCATAGCTCCCAATCAACTGGGTACATGCGATCAGATTTGAATCGTATGGGCAGTTCGATTCTGCTTGGGAGCCCCACATAAATTTCATACATTATGAAAGAAACTATCATCGAGTATGATGGTCTTCAGGACTGGGATGGTCTTGATGATCGTACCAAGCGCATTGCTGCGCTGGAAGAACCTGGTACATACCAAAGAGATTACCTCGTGATTTCCGATCTTAATGGTCACGGGTGGTATGTTGGCATGTACAAAGTGCTACCAATTCTTACCAATTCTGGTAAGGTAATTCTTAAAACATCTTGCACTCATTCGTGTACATTTAAAGATGGCAAGACTTATGGTGATATTACGGAGAATTGGTTATTATACAATCTATCTAGCCACGTTCCTTGTTTTAACTGGATATATTCACTCCGTAACAGTGGATCATTGCCAAGATATGCGGTATATGAAATACTTTCTAAAAGAGTGACTTCTGAAGAGTCTTTATTCAAATTGATCGCAAAACGGTCATATAAAGATTGTCATTGGAAGGTGGCAAGATGGTGTTGGAAACATCGTGTTTCTATGCTTCAATTAAAACTTGCTTGTAACAATTACGAAGCTGTTTTACAAATGCCAGATATAGACGATCGTTTCCAACAACTCTTAAAAGAAGCGATTATCGCAGGAACAAAGATTGACTGTCTATGGAGTTCTAAACGAATAGACAGCGAATTAGAAAAGTTTCATCGAGATAGAATCAAAGAAAAATTATTATCGCTTCCTGATGAGCATGTCTATGGAGAACCCTTAACAATTAATGGGTTCCGCTTAATTGACAGTAAACGAGCTGCCTTTGAGACATCAGAATTATTCAGTAACTGTGTTTATAGGAGTTATTGGACAAAGATTGAAGATAGAAAATACCTTGTCTTCGCGAACTTTGAACAGATGATCTGCATCGGTTATCAAATAATGGAAGATGGGGATGTCTTGCTTGATCAATGTCGTGGTAAACACAATGCCAATGTCGAAGATGTACAAAGTGTTGACCAAATGCTTAGACCAATTGCTCAACAGTTGGCTTCTGGGGATGAAGGCGCTATCTGTCTCTTACAAGAACTATATAAATAAAAAAAAATGAAAACATTTTGCGTATTTCAAGCTTGCGATGAATCTGGTCTAAATAGGCTTGTCGATCGCATTGTATTCCACGTCGAAGACGGAATTGACTACTATCGTCATGTATTTCGTGATTCCGAGGTACTTTTCTTACCGGATCATAACGAGAAGGATGACATGCCTGAGTCTTTAATGTTTCTAGATCCTGCTAATATCACAGTAGCCGATATCGAATGGCTTCGTGACAATCAGGATTCCTATGGAACTCCAATTAAAGACTGGATTCAGTATCATGCCAATAGAGGAGACCTTGGTATAACTCGTGGATTAATTGTCCGAACATTGGATGACGAGGTATTTCTCAATCACCTATTCATGGTCGAACTTCGGCACGTGTATCTAAATGAAAATCAACCATTATAACAAAATGAAAGACATCCATCTTACTGGAATCTTGGGCAGAATCCTTACTGAGGAGAATGTTGAAGAATCCTACAAAGACCAGATCGATAGACTGGTCTCTGAGAACGGATTTACCCGTGATGCTGCACGAAGAATGTGTGCTATTGCAGAACACTTTCTGGTACTTCGTCTTAACGAGAAGGCCGAATATCTCACTGAGATACTCGAACTTAGTATTCCTCATAAGCTTGCTTCTGAAATTGGAAAACTTTTAAAAGAGTATTATAAATGAGTAATTGTGGAAATATGGGTTGCCCCGATAAGCTAGCAGCTTTCATGAAGATCGTTAATACCGCTAAACGATCAGACACTGCAATTGGCGTCCACTTTATTGTGGAACACGATCCTTTTACTAGAGAGAAATTCAAGCTCTCTATAGCGGATCTTGACAATCTGAAATATGATTACGCCAATATCTATCTTAACGATAAATATCTCGTTGGATGGTGGGATATCATATCTGCAGCAATCATATATGAACTGTAACATTCATAATCTCACTGTAAAGGCCTTCGGTGAGACTTTCTCTGGCTTCTGGATGATGGCTAGAGAAGCAGGCAATCGTATTGGTGTTGATATTAGTACATCAATGGATGTCAAACATCACAAGTTTGATGTTTTAGCTCAGGTCTGTATAAATAGACCTTATCTTACAGTAAACGATGCACGTTTGTGTATTGAACACGTTTGTGGCATGATGTTTACTCGTCAAGAATTCAAGCAGGCAAAAAAGTATATCCTAGATAACTGGGAACAAATCTACAATGAAACAACATCGAGATGATTCACGTAAAAGAACTAGTCAGACTCGATTACACAAATCTTCCAGATAAGGAGAAATGCGTGATCAACAACAGGGATGGGAACATTGTCATTGCCTGCGAACGTTTCGGACAGTCAGAATGGTTACTTATAACCAGCAAATCCGGAAAAGCTGCACTTCAAGAATGTCGTACACTTATCGATAAACTTGAAAAACTAACCTCTTGCATTAAACAAGTGCAAGAAGAGATCGAATACGAATTGTTGGAGCAATCTGACCCTGACGAACCGTATTGGAATAAATAATTGAGGATTATAATCTCAAACAGTTCCTCTATAAATGGGGCGCATTCATGTACTTGTGCGAGAAAAGAGTACTTCCATCTATGGATAAATAGAACGGGGATTCCTTAGAACAGCTAAGCAAGGAACGATAAGGACCGGGAGTGGTCCCCAAGTAACGGTTGGAGTTACTTGCAACTAGTACTACTTAGTGACGGCAAAGGATACTCAAAAACCAACAACACTTAAAACCATTAAACGCCATGAAGAAATTCATTGATGCACCTACCAACATCTCCAAGACCATGACCAAGGTTGATGCCAGTGCTCTCAAAGGTATGGGCAGCAGCCGGGAGAATGTATCCGTCTACAAAGACGATGTGATCGTTATCCCAGAAGAGGTCCTGGTATGGACAGAAGTGTTCACACCGAAAGGTTCGAATGAAGAAAGAAAGTTCGGATTAATTGGTGCGGAGATCAACGGTCGTCCCCTCGCTATGTCGATTGCTACCTTCCGTAAGGTTGGTGGTATCGCCAACGATGAGCGGGATAAAGTTCTCGCCAACAAGCTCAATCGTGAGCTGTGGGAACAGATCGACGACGAATGGCGTGCCAATTTCCTTGCAGGGAAAACTCTCAAGGTGGTTGACGTGATCGTCGCCAAGAACCTGAATCCTGACCGTGGACCTGTACGGGTTCCGATCTTCGAACTCATTGAAGGTTGACACCTTCACATCTTATAAGCCTCGGCTAAGGGACATAAGCCCCTTAGTTCGGGGCTTATTTTTTTACTAAGACCAAAACCTATACTAAGACCAACACCTTTCCGTAGCAACAAACCAAGTTTAAAAATTAATTTTTAAAGTTTATGAAGAAATTTGCTGAAAATCAGCTCCCTTCGATTTTTGGGAGCAACACACGGCCTGCCAGTGCCGTTAAGGACCTGAGTGTTCTGAAGAATTCTGGTGTACCGTTCGCGAACTACAGTCTCGTCGTCGATGAGACCATCGAGTTCCCGGACAGCTGGGATGATGTGCAGGTGTTCACCCAGCCCATTCGTGCAAACAGCGCGAACAGTCCTGTTCAGGCCCTTCTTGTGGTCAAACGTAATGGTAAGCCAGGCTATGTCAGCCTTGGTGCTCTTCACCGTCGTGGTCTCAAGCAGGGTGACTATACCTGCGAGTTCACCAAGAAGATGGACGAACTGAACAGCGATTACGACCGTATCGAAGCACTGTTTGGCAAGACCATCAAGTGCACCCGTATGGCCAATCTTGAGGTTCAAGACTTCGACCGTATCTCCGGTGAACGTCTCGAAGGAAAGACCCGCAACGTTCCGAGTCCGGTTATTGAGTATGCTTAATAACTGAACCGTATTCGGTAGCTTAAAAGGTTATGTTTTGTCGTGACAAGGTGGGAGTTTGCGTGTAGCGAATTCCCATCTCGTCGGCGACATTGACAACGCCTACTTTGTAGTATCCAAATCACGTAACAACCCAACTTGGTATGTTGTACAATTCGTTATTTTATAATCTTTTTTTACCTTTGTATCGAAATCCTGAAATTCAGGACGCTCCTGTAGATTGGGCACTTATTATTGTAATTATGTGCATCTTAATAGGAGGAGGTTGTTATATGAACAGTAACAACGAAGAAGGGTAAAAAGCTAACATGGTCGTTTCTTTCTGAAAATAAAAATTGCAGTGTTCCATTAACACGAGCAACACTTCCGAAGTGGGAGTGAAGATTTTAGTGGGAGGTTGTTTTTCTCATATACCTATAAAATTTATGTAGCGAGACGGAGCGTAAGAGATTTAAGTCTGCTACTTTTAAAGCCTATATAACATAGGTGAAGGTCAATAGTTTGTGCACGAACTATAAAACTTCTTATCCTTGGCTTGACAACCAAGGCCCTTGCTAAGCATGATGCAAGCTAACAGGTTTGTTCATACTATTGCAGTAACAACCTTTTTAGGTTGGCTAGGCTTGGAGTAACCGATTAACAACTCCATTTAACTGAGTAAACAGTATAAAATCCTCCCCATATAAGGGGAGCAAATGCTCCGTTCGTCTAGTGATCTAGGACGATTGCCTCTCCGGTAATAGACAGTGGTTTGAATCCATTACGGAGTACTGACATGTTTTGTTTAGTTGGTTATTAGTTTTCTTCCAGCTTCGTTGTGAAATGCAGCTGGATTTTATGCTCGATTCATCTAGCGATCTAGGATACCTCACTCTCTATGAGGAAACAGTGGTTTGAATCCATTATCGAGTACCATTCATGTTGTGGTTTTAAGTGTGGAAAAATAAATCCCGGGTCTTTTTTGTGTAGACTCGGGATTTATTTTTTTTAAATAACATTTGCTAAGGGTGTAGTAAGTTCAAGAAGAATTTCTTTTTTCAATTGAGCTTTAAGCTTTTTAAGATCTTCTTCTCTATTCCTTTCGTGTAGTTCAATTTCTTGAAGTCGTTGTTCATGATTTGCCATAATTTGAACAAATACATCTAACCCAACTTTTTGTAGGTCTATTTCTCTATTTTGTAGAATTAGTCCAGTTTCTTGATCTCTTCTTTGTTGAGGATCGTTTTCAACAGTAAGAATACCTGCATCTTTTAAAGATTTTTCTGCACGATATATAGAACGAATAGGTGTATGGAACTTATTAGATAATTCTACAACATTATAAGTTGTTTTTGTATGCATGTCATTTGGTTGATGGGTTTCCTCATCTTTATTTAGGTTATGTTGAAGACTACAAAGGATATAACCTTTTGCTGCAGGAGACAGATTTAAATTAAAGAAAGAATCATTTATTTTTTCATAAGATTTTATATCTTTAATTTCATATTTTGTACACTGTCCTCGCTTTTCTGGTTTAATCACCTTAATCATCTTTGCAGCTTCTAATCTATCTATACTTGCTTGAATGGTTTTAATGCCAAACCTAGCATCTTTTCCTTGCTCATTAGTATACTTGCAATATTCTGCAATTTTATCTAATGAAATCTTACTGATTTTACTTTTGCCTTGCAATCCTTTGATTAAGCAGGCAAGAATCCAGCGGTCTACTAATCCGACTTCATCTTCTTCGGAAATATTTATGGACCTAAAATAATGATCTTGTTTATTCATATTTTTAATATTTTATGGTTGTGCCTAGAAGTCGCCACTTTTTTACTTCGATTGCCTAGAAGTCACCACTTTTTTGATTTTTGTGCCTAGAAGTCGTATATACTATACTTACTATAACTTACATACTAGACTTATGGCTTGACGCCAAGTTCGTGTAAATCAAGTAGTTAAGAAAAATTGTGGTTTTTATAGTAACACAAATTTAATAAATTTTTTACAATTAAACAAATTCATCACACATGAAACACAACAATCCATTTAAACAGTTTGCTAAAGACTGTAAACCTCACTTTAGCAAGGAGGTATTGGATAATTACAGAATTTTAGATCCAATACAATTATCTCCAAAGGATGTAGCTAACCGTATTGCACGCTCTATGATGAGATAAAACGTTCTCGCGCGCGTACTAGCTATACTTTTTACAACTACATTCATGTAAGGGACTGGTACTGATATATTGTCCATATTTGTAAATTATTGATTATCAATATACTATATTATATATTATATTATATATATTATACGTGCGCACACGCGTGAGGAAGGTTGAATTGACTGAATTTCAGTCTCTTACATGAATTTTATTCATTTATTTTTGGAAAATTAAAAAATGTTTATTATTATGCGAAAATTTCGTGGACTCATAATTAGACGAATTGACAAAACAGTTCAACCCGATAAAAACGGGAAATATCCTCTTGAGTATTTTAGAGCAAAAGTAAGTAATAACATTCCGCCAGATCACAAAATCTGTCGAGAACGATAGCCATTTTCGATGGCTCGTCGGCGTTGGGAC